ACAGAGAAGGTATGGTTGACCAGCTTAGAGCTATGAATCAACCCAATCCGCAGGCTCAAGCTGTACAACAAGCACAAGTTGAGGTGCAGCTGGCTCAGGCTAAGGCACAAGCAGCGGCATATGAGGCTCAGGCTATGGAAAGTCAGGCAAGGGCTGCTAAGTTGGCTGCTGAAACACAGGCAATTCCTGTTAAGTTGGAGAATGATCGCATTAGAGCTATCTCTTCTAACCTCCAGGCAGGCAATGCTGATGACAAAGAGTTTGAAAAGAGAGCTAAATTGGCAGACTTGTTGTTAAAAGAAAGAGAAATTGCAAGCAAAGAGGCAATTGTTGCAAAACAAATGTCACAAGTCGCTTGACATTTTAACACTTTTGTGTTACAATATAGCTTTAAAGCATCCATTAGGAGAAATGCTTGGATAAAGAAACACAAGAATATTATGAATCTTTACTAGAACTGTTCATTCAAAAGGGTTGGAAGACATATCAAGAAGACTTAAGCAGAAGCTTAACAAACCTTTCTGATATTGAAACAATTGCTGATGAAAAACAGTTTTGGTTCAGAAGAGGACAAGTAGACATTCTTAAAACTCTAATCAATTATCAAAACTTTATTACCCAAGGGTATGAGGACATTGAAGATGATAAGAGTATTTGATTTTACTTGTTCAAACGGGCACACAACAGAGCATTTTACCTCACATACACAAGAGGAAATAAAGTGTCCTGTGTGTTCCTCCCCCGCTTTTAAGCAGATTAGCTCTCCAAGCGTAAAGCTTGAAGGATGGTCTGGTTCTTTTCCTGGGGCAGCAATGAAATGGGAGAAGAACAGGAGAGCTAAGATGGCTCAAGAGCGTAAGCAGAACAGCTGAAAAGCTAAAGTTCTAAATGTTTTCCATAATGCTATTAGCACGGAGACTCTATGGCACAATTTATTGATGACAGCGTAAACACAGAAAACACTTCCGATCTTCCTGAACAAGAGGAAGAGCAACAACAAGAGGCTCAAGTAGAGCAAACTCAAGAAGAGGAAGTACCAGAGCGATATAAGAATAAATCTCCTAAAGATTTGATTAGGATGCACCAAGAAGCTGAGAAGCTGATGGGTAGACACAGCAAAGAAGTTGGAGAACTCAGACGTATCGTAGACGATTTTGTGAAGGCGCAAGTTGTTACGAAAGCCCCACAGGACGAAGAAGAAATTGACTTCTTTGCTAATCCTCAGAAGGCTGTTGAACAGGCTGTTGCAAAACATCCAAAGATTAAAGAGGCTGAAGCCCTCTCTGCACAAATGGCAAAGACACAAGCTTTGCAACTTTTGCAGAAAGCTCATCCTGACTTCCAAGACATTCTTAATAACGATGGTTTTAATGAGTGGGTTGGTAAGAGCAAGGTGAGAGCTGAACTTCTTTCACGAGCAGACCAGCGTTATGACTTTGATGCAGCTGATGAACTTTTTTCTTCATGGAAAGAAAGACAGCAGATGCTTAAAACCACAGCTGATTTGAACGTTGCGGATAGAAAACAGCAAATTAAACAGGCTTCCACTGGTTCTGTTAAAGGAACTGGGGAACCAGCAAGCAACAAGATTTATCGGCGTACTGACATTATAGACCTCATGCGTAAAGACCCTGATCGTTACCTAGCTTTGCAGCCTGAAATCATGGCAGCATATGCAACAGGAAGGGTTCGTTAATACTTTTATGAAAGACTTTTAAAATGGCAACTTCTACATTTCCTACAATGACTGGCGCTGCTGGTCTGACCGAAGCTTCTTCTTTTCTGCCTGATCTGTGGAGTGATGAAATCATCGCTGCCTACAAGAAAAACTTGGTGCTGGCTCAATTTGTTCGCAAGATGAGCTTCAAGGGCAAAAAGGGCGATGCTCTGATTATCCCTAACCCCAGCCGTGGTTTGGCTGCTCAGAACAAGAGTGAGAACACTGCTGTCACTCTGCAGAACCTGAGCCAGTCGAGCATCACTGTTAACCTGGACAAGCATAAAGAAGTGTCCTACCTCATCGAAGACATCGTTGAAGTGCAAGCGCTGCCCTCGCTGCGTAAGCATTACACCGATGACGCTGGCTATGCAATGGCTAAGCAAGTTGACGATGACCTGTGGGCTCTGGTTAAAGCCCTGGGCAACGGCGATGGTTCGTCTTATGTGCACAGCCGTTCCTTCCAATTCAACACCTCCACTGGTGTGTTGGAAGCTTATGATGCTGACGGCACTGGTGACGTTGGTGCTTTCTCTGACGTTGGCTTCCGCAGAGCCATCCAGTATTTGGATGACGCTGACCAGCCGATGGACGGCAGAGTGCTGATTATTCCTCCGTCTGCTCGTAACACCTTGAATGGTATTGCTCGTTACACCGAACAAGCCTTTGTTGGCGAAGTTGGTAATGGCAACACCATCCGCAATGGTGAAGTGGGTAACCTGTATGGCATTCCTGTCATTGTGTCTAGCAACTGCCCCACTCTGGAAACAGGCGTGAAGGGTGCTTTGCTAGCTCATAAAGACTGGGCTGTTCATATTGAGCAAATGTCGGTGCGTTCGCAACAGCAGTACAAGCAAGAATTCCTTGCTACGCTGTTCACCTCTGACATGCTGTATGGCACAAAAGTGTTGCGTAGCGATGCTGGCGTGTTGATGGCTGTCGCTGCCTAAAGACTAAGGGAGGAGAGCTTAAAAGGCTCTCTTCCCTTGTTTTGTTAGAGAGTTACATAATAGCTCTTTAACACAACAAGGAGAACTTATGGCAATCTATCGTGGAGCAGGTGGAGCAGGCGATTCGGTTAGTGACGCCACTGTATCTGCTGTAACAACTCTGGCTGCTCAAGCGGCTACGTCTGCTACCAATGCAGCTAACAGTGCTACAGCAGCTGCTGCCAGTGCTTCAACAGCCAGTGGGGCTTCAACCACATCTACAACCAACGCAACGAATGCAGGCAACAGCGCCACAAGTGCTGCAACCTCTGCGTCTAATGCAGCTACCAGTGCCTCTAATGCTGCCACTTCTGCCAGCAACGCTGCTTCTAGCGCCTCTTCTGCTCAAGGCTATGCTAATAATACTAGCACCTATTATGGACAAACTGTTCAGCTTTATTATGATACAGAAGCATTTGCTAATACTGTTGAAAGCACAGCCCTCACTGTAGCCAACTATAAAGACTTGGCTGCTGCTAGTGCTTCAGCTGCTTCCTCTAGTGCTTCTAGTGCTAGCACCAGCGCTACAAACGCCGCAGCAAGTGCCTCTTCTGTTGCTGCTGATGCTGCTACAGCTTCTACTGCTGCTTCTAGTGCTACGGCTTCTGCTATAACAGCTAGCACAGCTGCTGCCTCTACAACAGGTAGTGCCACGGCTGCTGCTCTAAGCGCTTCACAAGCGGCAGCTAGTGCCTCTTCTGCAAACATTTCTGCAGAAACAGCTACAACACAAGCTAACACAGCTACAGGTGCTGCTGCTACAGCTACAACAGCTGCCACACAAGCTGCTGATAGAGCACAAGCTGCTCAGCTTAGCCAGGTTGCTGCTGCCTCTAGTGCAACAGCTGCGGCTGCTTCTGCTGTTTCTGCTGCTGCTAGTGCTTCTGATGCTGCTGATAGTGTTTCAGAAATCTTGGGTATTTATGGAGATGCTGCTGCTATTGATGCTGCTGTTGATGCAGCTGAGGCGGCGGCTATAACGGCAGCTGCTAGTTCTACGGCTGCTGGCTTGAGTGCTGCACAGGCTTCTGCATATGCCTCTGTTGGTTTTAATGTTGCAAGCACCATCTATGACTTTGGCTACATCACAGACTCTACATTAACATTTTCTACAGACTATGGGTCTGTGGCTTAAGGAGAAAATATGGCAACACAGGTACAGATAAGAAAAGGCACTACAGCACAACACGCCAGCTTTACAGGCGCTGTTGCTGAGCTGTCTGTTGATACAGATAAGAAGACAGTTGTTGTCCATGATGGCACAACAGCAGGCGGTGTTCCTTTGGTGACGAACACAAGAACAGAAACCATTACAGGCACTAAGACATTCTCAGCAAACCCCACGCTATCCGGTGGCACGGCCAACGGAGTGTTGTACCTTAACGGCTCTAAAGTTGCTACAAGTGGTTCTGCTCTGGTCTTTGATGGTAGTAAATTAGCTATTAACTTAGCAACTCCTGATGCAACTTTGAACGTCAATGGCTATACCGGAAATGGTACGTTGCGTATTGGAGGTGCTACTACTGGTGAGTCTGTTCTGTATTTTGCTGACGCTTCTTCAGGCACTGGCTCTTATGCTGGTTATCTTCAGTATATCCATACCTCTGATGCTCTTGCTTTTGGTGCAGCTTCAGATGAGCGTATGCGCCTCACCAGCACAGGGCTAGGTATTGGTACTACGAGTCCTACGCAACCTCTTTCTATTGCAAAAGGTTCCGGTGTTGCTGCATATCTTGATG